CCACCTTCACCCCCGAAGAGCTGCTCGGCTGGAGCGCCTACTTCAGCATCCTGAACGAGGACCAGCAAAAGGAAATCGACAAAGCCAAACGCCGCCGCTAACCCCGGCGGCTTATTTCTGCCTTAAGCTAAGGCACTGGAACGTATAGCGGCACCGTGGCGTACACAGCCGAAATTCAAATTGCCATAAAAGGCGCGAAAGAGCTTCAGCGTCTTCAGGATAGAATTAAAGAAACTTCTAAACTTATAAACAAAGTAAATACTGATATAGAGGCCGTAGCCGGCGGTGGCGTTGTACGCAGTATTAACAACTTAAGCAAAACAGTCGCCGACGCCGCTGCAGCCTTTAATGAAGTTGCCCTGGAAACTGGTGAAGCGGCACTTGCAGCAAAGGCTTTTGTAGACGCAAATAAAAATCTTAACCGAGGTTTACAGGAACGTATTACATTACTAAACAATGTTGCACAGGAAGAACGTAGACTTGCAGAGGAACAACGTAAACGGAGTTTACGTGCTGCGGGAATTGTAGAGCGTACACAGTATGCCGGACCGATTGGACCCGGAGAGGCTTCTTCTGTTGCCCTTTCTTCCCCACTACGCGGACGCGTACAACAAATAATAGATGAAAGAAACGGAGTCAAGCAGCTGGAGCAGGCTTTGCTTTCTCTGGAAATGCGTCGTGTTAAGGAAACAAACGCGATCTTAGATGAAAAAGCCGCACAAGTTGCCTTAAACCTAGAACGTAAAAAAGAAGCTGGATTCTTTAACAGTCCAGGAATGCGGCCGCAAGCACAAAAATCAAAAGGCCCAAGTTTCCGAAAGCAACTATCTAATCCAAGTAGCAAACTAGGTAGCGCGGTTATCGGTGGGGGCTTCCCGGCATTGATGGGCGGCGGCCCCGGCACCATTGCGGGTGGCGCGATAGGCGGCCTTTTAGGTGGTTTCGCAGGTTCAATCGGTGGCTCCGCTATCGGTCAATTTCTGGATACGGCTATACAAAAAGTCCAAGAGCTAGGCAACGCAATAAACACGTTAAATTTCGATAAAGTTGTAGAATCTGGTGTCCGTTTAACAGGAGAACTGCGTACCCAACTCGATCTACTGGTTAAAGTAGGACAAGCTCAACAAGCACAAGAACGCCTGTCTCAAGAAGTTGCGTCTGTAACAGGTACTCCTGCAGGCACTACAGAAGATATTTCCAACGCTGTAAACCTTCTTAATGCCGCCTTTAATAGTGTTGTCAGCACGGTCAGCACACTGCTGGGCATAATTGGTGCTCCATTCGTAGCTGCCCTAGCCGCAGCATTAGGGCTTGTCAGTTTAATCGCTAAGGGTCTAAACGTTGTTTTAGGCTTTGCAGGAAAGCTAATAAAAGATGCAGGCAAGTTTGTAGTTAATTTAATCGGAGGAGAAGACGCAGTACGCAACCTAGAGCGTAGTTTAGCTGGTGTAAATGGTCAATTCGATGAAGCCATAGCTAAAGCCAACCAACTGAGAGTGGAGCTTAACGAAGCGGTCGTCAAGGCGTCGCAGAATCTGAGCTTTGAGCGCCGAATGACTCCCGGCAGCACCGCAGGAGAAAAGCTAACAAACAATGACGTAGAGCTGGAAAAGAAACTTGCGGGCCTTACTGTTGACCGCTTAAACGCAAACATGAAAATAAAAGAAGAAAATGCACAAGCAGAACTAGCGGTCCCCGGAACAATCGCAGGCTTAGTTAAGCAAAATAATTTAGCCTTTGATTTACTAGAAAAAACCGAAAAGCTGGTTGCAGCGCGTAGGGCGGAGTCAATACAAATACAAGAAAATGCACGTTTAGCCCGAGAAGCTGCGCAAGCAGCTGAAAAAGCGCAACGTCAAGCAGAAGCACGTACCAATTCTCTGCTACAAATAGAAAAAGAACTGTATAACGTAGATTTGCAACGGATTGCCTTAAATGTGCAACAAATAGGAATAGTCAGCGGAACTGAAGCATCTCTTCAAAGACAATTAGATTTGGCTGAAAGTAAGCGTAATATAAGTATTGCCATGCTGCGAATTGAGCAGGATAGCGCATTAGCAGAAGCAGCTAAACTAGGTACGACAGCTCAGGTTAACGTACTGTACGCCGCAAAACTTAAACTATTAAACCTGCAATTAAGTACAGAAGAAGAAATAACAGAGCAAACAAAGCGTCAACTGCAGTTAGATAAATTTATTGCGGCGCAGACAGCGGTAGATACAGCGGTCAAACCTATACAGGATTTCCTTGCCGATCAAGAGCAAGAGTTGCGGTTAGCTAAAATTTACTCGCGTCTACTTATGGAAGGTGTACTTCCGGCGGAAGCGCAACGTCAGGTAAACTTTGAAAAAATTGTCAGCGCACAATTACGGTCTTTAGACATACAGATTGCCACTACAAAAGCGACTATTGCACAGGCAGAGTATTACGGGCTTAGCGCCGCAAAAGTAAAAGAGCTTACAGAGGCGCTAATTAACTTAGAGAAAGCTCGATCCGGCGTTACCGCATCAGCAGCGACGGGCCCTGGCGCTGGTCCCACCAACCGAGAACGTCTACAGACCGAAGCAGATCGTGTGCGCGAAGGACTCAACACGCTGGTCGATCCAATCAACATGATCACCAACGCCGCTGCCGGCATCGGCGATGCGTTTGGTACATCCTTCAAGGGCATTATTGACGGCAGCATGACCGCCAAAGAAGCACTCGCCAGCTTCTTTACTAGCGTCGCGGATCAGTTCTTGGATATGGCCGCGCAAATTATCGCCAAGATGATCCAGATGTTTATCTTGCAGCAGGCGCTCAAGATATTCGGTGGCGCTTTTAGCGGCGGCTTCGGCGCAGGTGGGGCCGGATTCGGCGGCAGTAATGCGTTTAGTTCTTTTGATGCAGGCGGTGCGGCTGCGTTTGGTATGCCAAGCCTTATGGCCCAAGGCGGCTTTGTCACCGGCCCCACCAGCGCTATCATCGGCGAGGGTGGCGAATCCGAATATGTCATCCCGTCCAGCAAGATGAACGCCGCAATGTCGCGTTACAGCCGTGGCGCCCGTGGAGAAGCGGTTATCCCAGCCACTGGCGGCAGCGACGGTGGTGACACCCCAGCAGCCGGCGGCCCCATGACCATCGACGTGCGTTACAGCGTCGAGCGCATCAACGACGTGGAGTACGTCACCGCCGCGCAATTCCAGCAGGGAATGCAGCTAGCCGCTACGCAAGGCGCCAAGCAGGGCGAGCAGAGCGTATTGCGTAAGATGCAGCAGTCACCTAGCGTTCGCCGTCGTGTTGGCATGAGCTGATGGAACTAGCCTTAGGCAACTACCTAGATCTCAGCACGCAGTCCGGCGGCAAGGTCTACCACTACCAGAATTTCTACATCAACAAGACCGCAACGTTCCAAGGCCGGGACTACCGCTTTTTGCCGTTTGGGTTTTCAGGCGTCACGGTCAACCGCACAGGCGACAACGTAGAAGCCAGCTTGGTGTTTCCCAGTAATCAGATCAGCCGTGGCTGGGTGGTCAATGCAATTGAAGATTTCTGGGTCGCCACGGTGTATGTGATGATTCTTGATCCTGATAACCCCGACACACCGGACCTGCTGAATCGGTACATCGGTCAGGTGTCTACCGGCGGCTGGAATGAGATCGTTGTCAACTTGAGACTTAACACCGTCATTGATGCTGTTGGCTCCGAGGTGCCGATGCGCCGCTTGACACAGGAACTTGTAGGCGCCATCCCAACCAGCACCAATGTTCGGCTGCGCTGACCTCATCGGCAAGCCATACCGCCTTGGCGCTGACGGCACCGGCCCCGATGGCGCCATCGACTGCATCCATGTGGTTTACCGCGTTTTGAAGGAAACTGGCATCCCGACTCCAGTGTTTAAGCCAGCCTGGTACACCGCTACGCATCGCGTGGTAGCGCGTGACCTTTTGACCTGGGGGCGGCGCATTGCCGAACCCGCGTATGATGGGGACATCCTCCTGCTAAAGCAGGACCGCATGGCATTTGCTGTCGTATGGAGCCACGGGATTCTGTACATCAACAACCGCATGGAGAAGGTGGCTTGGTGCCTTACAGAAATGGTGCAGGACTACTACGCCTTCCGCTGCTCCCGTTTGAGCGGCAACTAATACAAGAATTAGGCTGCACCGAAGAAGAGTACAGACGTTTTACTGCTGAAGCCTACAAGCGCGCCAAGATCAGGCCAGCGGAATACGACCATATTCCTGAGGTGGTGGGCGGCCCCTTGGTGGTGCCAGCAACTGCCGCCGCCATCGCAGCAGGTACGGCTGGAACGCTGACAACACTAGGCCTGGTATTGGTCAAGGTTGCCGTCGGCCTAGTGCTGATGGGCATCAGCTACCTGCTTACACCTAAGCCCAAGCAACCAGGCCAAGCAACATCTCGTCAGCTAGGCAACGTCACAGGTGCTGACAGGTTCAGCGCTACTTCAGGCTTCGACACTTTTGCCGAACTTGCAAATTACGGTGATCCCATACCTATTATTTTCGGGCGGTACACAGGTACAACTGGCGGCATTCTTGCGGCGCCACGGCTTGTGTGGTCACGAGCATTTTCCTTTGGCTCCCAACAGGGCGTCAAGTTGCTGTTAGTTGTCGGCGAACAAGGCCTTGGCGAAGGCATTGCACAGCCCGACATCAACGGCGTCTTTTTGGGTAATGCATCACTGGATGCTATCTATCAGCACAGCTTTGCGTTTTACTGGAAACGCAATACAAATACATTTAGCCGCGTCAAGGCGCAAAACCTTGCGTATGGCACGCGAGGCAGCCAAGCCGCTGGTGACACCCAGCCTGATGATGATGTATTTGTAACGCAAACTATTGAAGGGCGCTCGCAACCTGGCTTCTGTCAGGTGTACACACCGTCAGCCAATGTGCAGTTCGGCGCGTATTCAGCAATCCCCAACGGCACCGACTACCGCGTTAATTGGCGGTTGATACCAATCCCTCGAATTGAAGACGGTAATCGTGACCCAAAAGATCAGCGATTAGTTGAACGAATAAAAATTGCTGGCAACTACGGCATTTGGTCGCCAGGTACTGGAAATCAGCGCAGAGATGAGTTGCGCCAGTCCGGCCAGTCTGGCACTGGTCGTGGCTATGGCCGTCGCATGGGGATTACCAGCATCAACGGCGTAGGAGTTACATCAGGCGAAACACAAATCCGACAAGTCGCGCCGGGTGATCGCGCTGTATTTACTATTGCACCCGGCGAGTTACCAGGGGATTTCTATTTTATCAGTGAAGTAGCTCGCAGCACGCAAGTTACTGACATCAACAGCGAAGTAACAGCAGGCCGTCGCGCTGCTGATGAAATGCTGCAGCTTGGTGAAACCATAATGATTGGCCGCACCGTATGGCTGGTTG